TTTCTTCCTTAAAGAAAGCATCTTCAATCGGCACTTGTGGCTGGTCTTTTTGCTGCTGCCTCCATGCGTTTGCTTCCTCTTGGCTTTCAAAGTAGTAATAATTAACCCCATCGAAATAGTTTCCAAATTTCGTTTCGGGGATGGATTCAGGCTGGGCGGACCCGTTTTTAAATACTGCTGGAATTGTTATCATGATAGTTCGATTACGCTGATTTGTGTTCCTTGTTGATAAACGGTCGATGTCTGTGTATTTGTGCCTGATGCAAACTGAAATTGAACATTTCCAGCCGTTGCGCCAATAGTAAACTCACCAGCAATTTCAATAAATCCATAAGCATTGTTTGCAACAATAAAGGTAGCGGTTGACAAGCTACCTGATGAGTTAATTGCGCCTATTGCAACGGTCGCGGGTGTGGTTGTTACAGAACGACCCGCCACCGCGTTGTAAAAAGTGGCAGAAGCGGGAACGGTGGCCGCAATTTTCACGCCCCCTGTGTTGTTACACCCAACCCTTATATGCCCGCGCACGAAATACCTTTTATTTGCTTCGACAGAAAAAACCAATTCTGTAATATCGGTCGCCACGTTTGAGGTTGTTGATTGGTCGCCAGCATCCATGAAAATCGAACGTGGCTGACTTGCTGCTGTGGCGTAAAGTGTGTCAAAGTATGTTTTTAAAACCGACTTAAACAAACTCCATGCGCCTTTTTTGTTTGCGCCACCTTGCACCAGCGGAAAAACATCGGCATCGTTAAACGTGCTGGCCGATACCATGTCTGTTATTTTCTCGTTTGCCATTATTCAATCAAAATTAAGTCGCCTGTTTCAAGTAAAATAAAATCACCGCTTTCGAGCAGAATAAAACTACCTGTAATCGGTGGCGCGGGCGTTAAGTCAATCACCGCGTTAGTTGCAAAAGTAATTTCTTTTGATGTAATATAGTTTGAAATGTTACTTTGTTTTTTTGCAAGTTGAAAAGTTTGCCCAGATAAATCCTGATCCGTTAAACTTTCAATCCCCGCTGCTTCCATAAACTCAATCACTCCATTAATGCCATAGCCCCACATTACAGCCAAATCGTAGGCCGATTGCCCTGCCTCAATCGTGTAAATTGGTATTTCGGTGTTTACGGGAACGGAAGGTAACGGAAAAAATTGTAACATTTCCGACTTAAACGCCTCATCGTAATAAATCGAAACACCCGCAGGAAAACTAACAAAGGAAATTAAATCTGGGTTATCATCGATTAATTTTACCGCGTATTCAGGTCGGCCATAAAGTTTTATGGCAACATCCTGAATAGTGTCCTGTTGTTTAATTTCGTACAGCATTTACGTTAAATTCTGATACATCGTTGTTTTGAAACGTTACCGAAACCTGACCATATCCATCGGTTGTAAGTTGGTCAAAAATGGTTTTTCGTAATAGGTTTTGAGTGCCTGATGAGTTTAAGTAGGTTGTAATATTCACGCCACAAAAAGGGTATTGTTTCCATGCGTTTGGTGATGAAAAAACAATATCCTTAATATGCTGCGAATCACTTAGTCCAACGGTAAAATCTCCATCGGGCGACCATTTCAAGTCCTGTGTTTCGGTGTCCTCTAATATATCTTTAGCCTCCATGTTTTACGGTGTTGTTTTCTAATGGTGATAGGTTCAAATTCTGAATTGATGCAGCGGCAGCGTTAAATGCAGACAAAGAAGCCCCGCCATCTAAACCACTAAGCGCGGAGAATCCAGCCACACACGCTGCCTTTATTGCTGCAATTCCTGCATCGTATTGGCTTTTAAGATTGTCGATTTTTATTAACCCTCCATTGTTTTCGCCATTCAGGTAGATTTGGTCAACTTCCGACACCATTGAAACAAACGCGGATGTTTCCGATGTTTGGCAAATAATGATGATTGAGTTGTTTTTTGGAATCAAAACAAATCCTTTTTGACCGTTTGCGTTTAGTCTAACATCAAAAAAATCAGCAGTACCATCTATGGGCGTGGCAGTACAAGTAAGTTCGGTTGTGTTTATATCGGATGCCTTACAAACAATGCTTTTAAATTGCGATAGTTCGTCAGTCTTTGCAAGTGCTTGTACCGCCTCTAAAATATCCCTGTTTTCGCTGCTCATAAAATCTTTCTTTCAAGTTCAATTATTTGTCGGCCACCATTCACGCCAAACGAGGTTTCAACATCCTTAACCAAGTATGTTCCATTTCTTTCCGGCAACTTGTACGAAACTAATCGAACATAGTCGCCATGCCTTAATCTTGGCTCTAAGAATGTGGTAAATTTACCATAATAACCCGTGTAATTCATTTGCTCTAAAAACCTGTTGCAAAGTTCTTTTAGTTCAGCAGTTGTGCCGCCAACTTGAAACACGGTTCGCAGTTCTCCGTCCTCATCACCGACAAATATTTCTGTTTTGGAATTGTCGGGGTTGATTAGAACGCCCTTTACCTTTACTTTAACATCCTCTTTACGCAAATATTCCATGTCGTTGGATATGATTTGCCTTTCCATCAAAATTGTTTGCTCAATGGCCTCGTTTGGGTAATAAGGCAGGCCAACTTTTAAAACCCCATCGCGGAAAAATGAGTAAATTCCGTAAGTGTCGCGCAGGACTTGCAGCACCTTTGCAATATTGCTTTGATTTACCCTGATTGCTCCTAAGTCAATATTTGAGGCAGTAAATGGAATGTTTGTTCCTTCCAGCAGCCGCGCAATAAATGTTCTAAGATTAACGGTTTTGTAACTTAAATTCGGACTAATCTTTTGCTTTAGAATAAACATTTCATCCTCGCATTTTACCTCAATCGGGATGTTATTGCCGATTTTGGAAATATAGCCCGTAAACAATGTTTTGATTTTCGGGTAATACCCCGCTTCAATTTTTATTTTGTCGCCTCGCATCATCATCGGGTCAACACCCTCGTAAATATTGCGGTTTTGATACTTTAAATTTTGTGGCAAAATAATTGTTGCACTACCTGTTAAAGTGTCGAAACTATCGGAAACGGTGCAAACATTTACATACGGAAAGAAAAGCACCTTGTTTCTATTCGGGTGTGCCTGCGTTGGTACTTGCGTTACCGTTATGCCTTTGCGAATCCTAAGCATTTACTTCCTCAATGGTGAAAGTGATTGAACTTTTTGCCTGTATTTCAAAATACTGCACATTTCTCATGCCCTGTTGTTGGAAGAAATTAGTTGATAAAACAACGATTTGGCCGATGCCGAAAGTGTCATTAAGATAAGAGTTTACAACAGACAAAGAAACACCAACGCGGCAATAAGAGCGCAATATTTCTGTGTCTAATCGTGGCTGTACGTTTACATCTTTTGAGGCAAAAAAGCCGCGAATTGAAATAATAGAATCCCCATTACTTATAAACTCATCCACACCGCCATTTAATCCATCAATTTGAGTAGTAACGACATTATTTACCTCGTTCACATCCATTATGCAACCCTCGATATAAACACCTTGTTTGTCGCCTATTGTTTTGTTGGATGCCAAAATAATCGGGGTTTCTGAATATTGTTGTGTTTCTTCGTTGTATATGTATTCCGATGTTTCGGGTCGTTCAATAAACAAAGTAGAAAATAAAGGCGTTCCCATCCATGACCGCCCATCCTCGTTGTCGCCAATCCCAAAATTAGTCCCTGAATCAAGTTCTTCGGTGTTCAAAAAAGCGCGTTTTACAATAGGCAAACCGTAACCCTTTGCCAATGTTTGAAAGGTTGCCTTTTTTTTGTTTTGAGGGAGTATAAAATTAACGCTCATTATTTCGTTGCCATTAGTTGGAAATCATTAACCGCCGAAATCAAAGCCTTTGTTACCTCGTCTTTAATTGCCGCGCTCGATTCTTTCATGTTTGTAGTTTGGATGGTGAATTTCTCGATTAAGTTGCCTATGTCAATGTTGAAATTCTGCATCTTTTGCGCCTCGACCGATGCGGTTGTTGTTCCGCCTGTTTTCGGTGCTGTTGCTGATGATGTTGGCGTTAATGAGGGCGGTTTATTTGCAGCGGTTGCAAGTGGATTAATTGCCTTGTTTGCGGTGTCGATCTGTTGACCTTCTTTTACTTTTTGATTGAGTGAATCTTGCGCCTTTGCTGCTGCATAAATTCCGACCGCCAAAGCAGCGGCAGCACCCGCAGCCACCGCAAACAATCCAACACCCGTAAGCCCTGCAAAAAATGCCGATGCTGAATTTAGCAGCCATTGCGCTACGGTTACGCCCTCCAATGCAGCGGTTAGACTTACAAGCGAAACAACCATTTTAACGCCAGTCCAAACGGCTGCTATTTTTGTGTAAGCATTGTAAAGAAATAAAGCAGCAGCAGCCGTTCCGATTGCAGCAGCTAATCCCGCAAATGCAACGCGGTTACGGTCAACGTAATCAACAACACTTTTAGCCACATCAACAAAAGAACGAATACCCTGCGTAACTCCAATAATTGCGGGCAAAAACAATTCGCCTAAAGTGTATTTTAGTTCTAACCAAGAATTATTCATTCGGTTTAGGTTGCTGGTAACGCTTTCACGCGCTGCATCAACACCGCCCGCAAATTCTCGTTTTAATTGTTCGGAAAATTTAGGCAAAAATTCTTCTGCCATTAATTTACCCTCGCTCATAAACTTATCAAGTTCTGATGTGGTCATCCCCATCGCGCGGGCTGCGATTTGGAATGCACCGGGTATTCTTTCCCCTAATTGGCCGCGCAATTCTTCCGCTTGAACCTTTCCTTTTGATAGCATTTGTTCCAATGCCCTAAATGCGCCCTCTGATTGCTCTGCTGATAGGTGCATCACCGTTGATGCCCGAGCAACACCTTCAAAAACATCTCGAACACCTTGCCCCTGTAAAGCCGTGCCTCTTGCCGCTCCTTCAAACTTTGAAAAAGCGGTTGCGGCTGTTAATAAATCAAGCCCTAAAAATTCCGATTGTTGCCTGATATACTCAAAATCTTTTGCTCCCTGTGTTGCGCTACCTGATGCAAAATTTAACTGATTTCTTAACCCCTCCATTTGGGCGGTAGTATTTACCACTTCACGCGCAAACAAACCAACACCAATACCCGCAAATGCAGTTTTTAGGCCATTAAGTGAATATTGAGTTTTAACAATATCCTTGTTTAGCCTCTCGGTTTCATTAGCAGCACTTTTTATTTTGCTGCTGAATAAATCTTGCAGGGTTAGCGTGTACCTTACGCCTTCGTTTTGAACACTCATTACTTTTCCTGTATTGTTCCGTTAAACTTTAATACCCACATTACTTGCTCGGCTGCTTTTGCCCATTCTGAATCGCTTAATTTGTCAGGGTCAACGTGCAAATAAAAACGGATGAGTGCATCCTTTCGGGCGTACTCATCCGTTAGTAACTCTTGGCGAGCGGCCTCTAATTTTTTTTTAAAGTGCCGACTTTTGGTTGCAGCATTTCAATCAATGTAACCTCTGCGCTTCTTAGGGCCTCAAAGTCATCAATGATTAAATTTACGTCATCCCCGCCAATCCAAAGAGATTTTAACAGGCTTTCAATGCCCCTTAATGAATCTTTTTGAATAATTACCGATACCGATGAGTAAACAATCCTGTCAAGTTTTCGTAAAAAAACCGTGATTTTTTTGCCTGTTGAATCATCTACGCTAAGAGTAAAAAACACACCGTACTTTTCTCTCAATTGTTGTTCTGTAAGTTGTTCCATTGTGGTTTAATTATGGCTCAAATTTACTAAACAAATTCAATATGAGAAGGAATAATTTCAAGTTCAACAGGTATAGAAGTGTCGCCCGTTGAAGATGAAATCATGTTGTTTTTAAAGCGAACGTTTCGGATTACGTGCTTAACGGGAATAAGATTCACATCCGTAAAGGTTACGTTTATGTCAAACTCAGGTATATCATGTAAGCGACCGTTTGGCGCAACTGATACCAAGTTTTGAACATCGCCCATTAGGATAGTGATTTTTCCCGCCACTTCAACCGTTCCATGACCGCGCGCAACAGGATAGCGACCCGCTGCATAGATGTTTTCAATGTTTGCGACCTCGCCATACTCGATTGATGTTACTTCCAAAAAAGGAACACCGAGAATGTTTACCGTAATGTCAGCGTATTCATACGCCTTGCCATTAATTAGTGGAATGATATTTTGTGCCATGTTTTAAGCTACTGAAACAACAAAACCTACTTTTACCTCAATAAACCTTGCAACACCAATCGGAACGAGTTGTATTGTTAATTCAAGGGTTGATGTGGATAGTACGTTCTGTGTTGGGTTAATAATTACTTTGTGTGCAGAAAGTTCGTTATCGGCCTCCATTTGAACAAGTGGTTGGTTTGCTAAACTCTCAAAGAAACCGATTGTATCGAGCGAAAGTGTGCCATCTGCGTTTACTTTCAGCGGACCCGACAATGATGGTAACAATGCAGCGCGAACAACGCGGGTAACTTTATCGTAAACGCGGTTGTTTTCAATTGTGCTGTAATCGGATGTTGATGTTACCGATGTTTTTGAATCGCTGAAATAACTTCCTGATATTCCGATATGCTTTACAAGGAAAACATAAGCGTAATTATTTAGGCTCTGAAATTGCGAATCAGCTAAATCGGTGTAAAGTTGACCGTTTGCAAATGCAATAGTGTCAAGTTCTGTTCCGCCTGATGCCATGTTAAATTTCTGAATCCATGCAATTGAATCGCTTACCGAAGCAAAGGAAATCGCCCCAATAAAAGCACCTACAATACCAACAGATTTGCCCGTTGCCTTGTAAATGTGGTAGCCTGTACCGGCCCCATCCTGCGCAATTGATGCTGTTACTTTTGGCGCGGTCAGCGTTGAAGTGTCTGTCAATGATGCTACCGATGCAGTTGCGCTAATTTCCGCGTTCAAAACAATTTGTAAAGGTTTATAAACAGCGGTATTTGCTGTTGCGATTGCTTGCAGGGCGGTTAATTGCGCTGTTGAAAATGCAACATTCTTTTCAAATACCCCGATTTGCTTAATTGCTCCCTGTGCAAAGTTTTGCATGGTAGTAATTGCAGCAAAAGTGTATGTTGAACTTTCTTCTTCGTACAAACCTACATACAATTCGCCTTTAGGTTGAATGCGGAAATACTCGCTGATGTGGTAGTGTAAAGTATCAATCCACGATGCAACACCTAAAACGGTTGA